GGCCTGGCCCTAGACAGGGCAGAGAGCGCGACAATCACACGCCTTCAACTTTCACCAATGAGGAGCCATGCCAGGAAAGGGACGCATCCCCTCTAAGGCCGAATGGGGCCGTGAGCGCGACCAGCGTCGCCGGGAATCCGAGATCACAAAGGTGCTCGACGATGGCCAACTTCGCGGCCCCGCCTTGCCCGATACCGTCGAATGGCACGAGCGCACGGCTGCATGGTGGGAGACCTGGCGGCGTTCGCCGATCTCGCAGACGTTCACCAGCACGGACTGGGACTTCCTGCTCGACACCGCTGTCCTTCACTCCCATCTCTGGGACGGCAACATGGGCGTGGCTGCCGAGCTGCGGCTCCGGGTCGCCAAGTTCGGCGCCTCGCCTGAGGATCGCCTGCGCCTTCGCGTGGAGATCACGGATGAGGTTGCCGCCGCCGCATCCGAGCCGCGCGTAACCTCGGATCGTAAGGCGCGCCTCGTTGCTGTCGCCAACGCATAGCCTCGGCCTGCAACTCGTCGACTGGATCGAGCATTATCTCGTCCACGGTCCCGGCGACATTGAGGGCGAGCCGGTTCTCTTGGATGACGAGTTCGCGGCGTTCATCATGCGCGTGTACGAGACCGACAACGCCGGGCGCAGGATTATCCGCCGGGCTGTCCTGTCCCGACCTAAGGGCCGCGCGAAGTCTGAGCTCGCCGCGTTCCTCGCGGTCGCGGAAGCGGTCGGCCCGGTGCGCTTTGACCACTTCGCCGCTGCCGGTGAGGTGTCCTCGTGGGGTTACTCGTATGACGAGGGCGAGCCTGTCGGTGCGCCAGTGAAGCGCCCGGAGGTTCTCTGCTTCGCCACGGAGTACGGGCAGGCCGGCAATACCTACGACGCGGTGCGCTTCATTTGCGCGACCTCGGAGCGGTTGCGCGCTGACTATCCCGGCATTGATGTCGGGCTTACGCGCATCATCCTGCCGCAGGGCGGGCAGATCACGCCGGAGTCCGCTGCTGACTCATCCAAGGATGGTGGCAAGTCCACGTTCGTTGTGTTCGATGAGACTCACCTATGGACGCTCCCGCGTCTGAAGCGCCTGCATCAGGTGGTGCTGCGGAACCTGCTGAAGCGGAAGATGGCTGGCGGCTGGGGTTTCGAGACGACCACCATGTACGCACCGGGTGAGGGCTCGGTTGCCGAGGGGACGCACGAATACGCGAAGGCGGTGATTGAGGGCCGCACCGCCGATGCTGGTCTGCTGTTCGATCACCGGCAGGCGTCGCCTAAGTGGGATGCGAGCAAGAAGCGCGACCGGCTGGCTGGCTTGTCCGAGGTGTACGGTCCCGCATCGGACTGGATGAACCTCGAGGCTATCGCGCTGAGCTACGAGGATCCTCAGACTTCACCCGCGGAGTGGGAACGGTATTGGTTCAACCGTCCCGTGTCGATCCAAGGCGCGTGGCTGGCGCAGCACGCATGGGATGAGTGCCACGTTGCGCGCGAGATTCCTGATGGCGCTGATGTGGTTCTCGCACTTGACGGATCGTTCTCCGGTGACTCGACGGCGTTGATCGCGGTCGAGGTCGGGGAGTTCCCGCATGTCCAGGTTGCCGGGCATTGGGAGCGGCTGCCCGGCCAGACTGATTGGCGCGTGGATATTCTTGATGTCGAGGACACGATCCGTACCGCGTGCTTGCGCTGGACGGTGCGCGAGATCACCGCCGACCCGCATCTGTGGGCTCGCTCGTTGCAGATCCTCGCCGAGGATGGGCTGCCGGTGACGGAGTTCCCGCAATCGGCGGCGCGCATGACTCCCGCGACGAAGCGCACCACCGACATGGTGAACACGCGCAGCATGACGCACAACGGGGACGCGAGCTTGACTCGTCATGTGAGCAACGCTGTTCTGAAGCAGGATTCACGCGGGACTCGTCTGATGAAGGAAACAAAGTCCAGCGAGCGCCGTATCGACCTGGCCGTGGCGATGGTTATGGGGATTGAGCGCGCCATGACGCGCGTCGACGCACCACCGCAGCCTGTGGTCAATTTCTACTAGGAGATCAGATGCTTGCTGAAGCGTTGCAGGTCGGCGGGATTGTTGCCGTCGTCATCGGTGTGGGGCTGATTTTCTTCCCTGCCGGTGTCATCGCTCTCGGCATCGGTGCGGTCCTTCTCGGCATGGTAATGGAGCGTGAGTGATGCTGGGACGACTGCTGTCACCTGCGCGCGAGGAGCGCGCCGTCACCTACCAGTCACTGTTCCTGACTGACGGAATGCTGGCGCCGGCGTCCTTGTCAGGCGTCTATGTCACGCCCGCCACGTCGACGAAGATCGCGACAGTGTTTGCGGCCGTCCGGCTGATCGCTGACACCATCGCCACGCTGCCGATTGATTCGTTCATCCGTCGTGACGGTGAGCGCGTTCCGTTCCGTCCGCGCCCCGAATGGGTTGACCTGCCGGACGCTGACCGGGCCGTCGCGCGCTCGGACTTCTACCAGTCCGTTCTCATGTCCGTGCTGCTGAACGGCAACGCCTACATTCGTATCATTCGCGACAACGGCGACGTGATTGGTTTTCGCGTACTTGATCCGACGCGCGTGCGAGTTGAGCGCAATCGCGCAGGATTCGCGCAGTTCATCTTCGATAACACGATCACCATTCCCGCCGAGGATATGCTCCATATCACCGACATCAGGCGCCCTGGTGCGCTCGTCGGCATGTCTCGCGTTGATGAGTTGAAGGACGTTCTCGGGATTGCACGCGCGCTGGACGAATACGCCGCGCGGTACTTCGGTGCGGGGACAATGTCTAGCGGCATCATCAATGTGCCCGGCGACATGACAGAGGAGCAGGCGACACGGCTCAAGGATCAGTTCGAGAAGAACAGTCGCGGCCTGACGAAGGCGCATCGACCGAACATCCTGACCGGCGGGGCATCGTTCGAGAAGCTCAGCGCAGACGCGGAGCAGGCTCAGCTCGTTGAGTCACGCGAGTTCACGGTGCAGGAGATCGCGCGCATATTCAAGATCCAGCCGGTGATGCTTGGCATCACGGCAGGCATGTCGCAGGCATCCGTCGAGCAGCAGCATATCCAGTTCGTCACGATCACGTTGCGGCCTTACGTTCACAAGTTGGAGGAAGCGTTCTCCACGCTTCTCCCCGGTGGTGCGTTCCTTCGCTTCAACATGGACGGACTCCTTCGCGGTGACCTGTCCAGCCGGTTCGCGGCATACTCGACAGGTATGCAGTCCGGGTTCCTCTCGACGAACGACGTGCGGCGCCGCGAGGATCTCCCGCCGGTCGAGGGCGGCGACGAGTACCGCGTGCCGCTCGCCAACATCAACATCCAGGCGGCGAACCTTGTGGAGACTGATCGCCGCGTGATGATGGCGACGAAGCTGATCAACGTCGGTTTCGATCCTGAGCAGGTTCTGGCCGCGCTCTCACTGCCGGCGATTGCTCACAGTGGTCTGCCTTCTGTGCAGTTGCAGAACGCTGCAGCCTCGGTTGGTCTGCCGATCGATGAGGTCTATCCGGTGGGGGAGTAGATGATCACGAGCGGGCAGGTGACGGTTGGGACCGCTTCGGCGGTGCTACTCGGCGGTGCATTCGCTGGCGCTAGCAAAATTCACATACACAATCATGACAACACAAATAACCTCTATCTCGGTAGTGCAACGGTCACAACTACGACGGGCCTGCGACTGGCGAAAGAGGATTCAATCGAGCTCAATCTGTATCCTGGTGAAGCCGTATACGTCATCAGTGATGGCGGCAATCACACGGTGTCGTTTTTGAGACAGACGAGCTGATGCCGTACTTCATCAGCGATCAGGCGCAGGGCTGCGACGGTTGGGCGACGATCAAGGATGACGGCGAGGTCATCGGCTGTCACACCACGAAGCAGGCCGCGATAGATCAGATGGTGGCGGTTAGCATCGCGGAAGGCCTTGAGCCCGGAGGTGAGCGCGCACCAGCGCCACTGTCGGATCAGATCAAGGGCAGTGACGAGAACGAGCCGGGCAGCGCCGCAGGCAAAGGCGGCGACATCACGCTGAATGAGGCCACCGAGACTGCCCTGCGGAACAAGGCACGAGACCATAACGATGCGATGGCGGAACGTGATCGACCGGAGTGGACGCGCGTCCGGCTTGGCGCTCTACGCTCGGTTTACCGTCGCGGCGCTGGTGCCTATTCGACCAGTCATCGACCTGGAGTGACGCGCGGGGCGTGGGCGATGGCGCGCGTCAATGCGTTTCTGTTCCTTGCGCGAACGGGCCGACCGGAGAACGCCGCCTATATCGGCGACAATGATCTCCTGCATCCTGATCATCCTCGGTACTCGGGATCTCGAACCGTAGAGGTTCGCCAGGTCTCGGTGCCGGAGTATGTGCAGGCGGCGGCGGCTCGCGGTCTGGAGTTGCGGCGTGAGGGTTTCGGCGGTGACGGTCTCACGGATCAGACGATCCGCGAGGCGCGCGACATGGCCGAGGGCCGCATGTCTGACAGCAAGGTGATTCGAGCTAATGCGTGGGCGGCTCGTCATGCCGTGGATCTTGAGGCGGCGCGCAACCGTGATACCGATGATCCCGGATGGCCGGGACCTGGAGCGGTCGCCCATTACTTGTGGGGAATCAATCCCCTGAATCCCGGACCAGCACGACGCTGGCTAGAAAGGCAGGCGGAGATGATGCAGGAGTCGCGCGTACTCCCGGACAACTACCGGCCAGCGCTCTCGGATGATGTGCCGGAAGGCCGCGCCTGCGGCAACTGCGCGTTCTATGACGAGTCGATGGTGCAGGATAACCGCGCCTACTGCCAGCGCTGGGACGATTATGTTCGCGGAGACTACTACTGCAACGCATGGCAGGCTGACGAGAGGGCCGCAGATATGACCAAGGTCGAGTTCCGCAGGTTCGATGCGGAGATCACCGAGATTCGCCAAGCCGAGGATAGCGACGGCATGACGTTCGGCGGCTACGCCTGGCGATACAACGTCCCCAGCCTGCCGCTCGGTCACGGGTTCACGGAGCGTATCCAGCCCGGTGCGTTCACGCGCTCGCTGAAGTCCCGCGTCGATATCCGCGCGTACGTCAATCACAATGACGAAATGTTGCTCGGATCCACGCGCGCAAAGACACTGCGCATCGATGACCGCGCCGATGGTGGTTACGTCGAGATCGATCTCCCGGACACTACCGATGGTCGCAATATCAGGACACTCGTCTCTAGGGGCGATATCACCG